TGCAAGCGCCTCATGGATTGCATCGCGCAGTTCAGGATATGCGGCAGTATCCCAGCACTCCGGGTAGTGAATCATCTGTGCCCAATCTGCCGGGAACTCAGGCGCAGTTGCTGGCGCTGCGAGGGCGGAGCGGATTGCTACACAAGTTTCGTCACGAGACATGACCACTCGGATGTGTGTTTTATTGCTTGACAGCATGGCGTATGCCTGCTCCAGCAGTGCGCGTTCAATGGTGATGGTGGTCATCACAGCCCTCCCAGCATTACGGTCAGGATCGCCACCACAACACAGGCAAGCAGCACCAGCTTGTCCTGCCAATCCATCGAGGTCTTGACCTCGTCAATGGCGCGAGCAATGTTCCTCAGTCGCATGTTTTCGGCGTGAAGCTCAAGAATGTCGGCCTTGGAGTCTTGTAACGCGAACATGACCGCGGCTTTGCTTTGGTTATACGCCATCGCTTTCGGGTCGCAGTGCTTCCACTGTTCAATACTTCGCTTCATGCTTGTCTCTCCTATCAAAAATGACGGCTAACTGTCGCTTCAAGCGGACGGCCTACGGCCGCCGCTTAAGCTGGCGTTAGCGGTCAGCACCCGCCATGCGATTGCAACCACTCTTGGTACTTGTCCATTTCCAAGGGCTCCAATCCTGTCCACCCCATCGGCCAGCCCATGAACCATTCGAGCCATTCCGGGTTCAGGTGGCCAGTGTTCACCAACTTCAAGCGAGCCGGTTGTAAAGGCTGCTGCCCAAGCTCGAAGCGGTGAGCTTCCTTCCTTTCCTTTGCTGCTGATGGTTGTTGGTCTTCCATTCCGTATCTCCATTTCATGCGGCATGCTTTTCGTTTGGTCGAACTTGCACGGTGTTGGCCACAATCCATATGCGCTCTCGCAAATGCGGGGCTCCAACATGGGCAGCGCCCAACACTCCCCACCGCGCATCAAACCCCACCGAGGCCAAGTCTCCAAGGACAGTTCCAAGTCCTCGAACAGTGAGCATTGGGCTGTTTTCCACGAATACGAATCTCGGTTCCACTTCGCAAATGATGCGGAACATTTCACGCCAAAGACCGGAGCGTTCGCCAGCCAATCCCAATCCTTTCCCGGCCACGCTAATGTCTTGGCACGGAAACCCGCCGCTGACGACATCGACGCGGCCTTTCCATCGCTTTCCATCAAAGGTTCGCACGTCGTCCCATATCGGGAATCGTTCGAGCAATCCATCGCGCTGTCTGGAGAGCAAAACTCTCCTTGGATATTCAGCAAATTCAACAGCGCAGACGGTGCGCCATCCAAGGAGTTTTCCGCCCAGGATGCCTCCTCCCGCTCCTGCAAAAAGTGCCAGCTCATTCATAACCTCACCTAGTCAAAAAACCGCTAACACGTCATTCCACCGGACGGGCGATAAAGCCGCCCGCCTGTGAATTCAGGCGTTAGGCATCCTTCGGCGAGAAGACGCACTTCCACGCCGACACGTCATGGTCAATCCACCACGCTTCGCCAAATGCGTTGTGGTGGTCAGGCAGCTTGTGGCAGTCCTCGCCCTGTACCGCCAGCACCACGCTTCGGCCGGTCTTGATGGCCCAGGCCATCGCCGCCTGTAGCGTCGTGAATCCGCGCACCGGGGCAATGATCCTGCCGCTTGCGTGGTAGCGCTGCACTTTCTTGGGCGTCGTGGCGTGGTACAGCACCAGCTTTCGCTTCGGAGCGGGATGCCTAACACTTCGCTCAACCTGACCCGCCACAGCGGGCCGTGGCTGGGCATCGATCGGTGCGTCCTGGGTGGTTTCAGTGGTCATCGCGCTGTGTCGGTCAGGTTAGCTCGGGCGTTATGTTTCAAAATCGTGCCGCTTACGATACTGCGGCGTTGGTGCCGTCCGAGCGCCCCCGAACCTTCGCACTGTTTCCAATGCGCCAACCGATCAAGCCGTGCAGACATTTGGCACCCAATGGCTCAGGTTATTCGCGGTGCCCCGCGTTGAGTGTTTCATCAGCCTTATTTGCCATCGCCGTGTTCTCCTAGCAGTCTGCAAGTGCCGTGCTCCTTTTAAAACATAACTCTGCGTTATGCCTTGCTGTTGCGTCTGCGAACATGGCGCATTTGCCACCAGTCGCGCAGGGTGTAAAAGTAAAATTTTGGGCCTGCATCGAATACCAACGCCCACCACCAAGCCAACTTTTGAGTAGGCGCTTTATTGGCGTAACTACAAAACCGCTTGCTCTCACTTACAAATCCTGTCCAAGCCATATCTATCCTTTCGCCGTTCCCGGCATAACTGATCAATCAATCGGATGCTTCGCACCGCTTATCGCGGCGTTACCAACCAAATTGCCGAAGGGGGTGGTTCTTCTTTACCCATTCCTCAAACGCTTTTCTTGTGGTCGGCTTGCGCTCTGGCTGGCCCAGACCTATGCTTCCTGACGGCTTCGATAGCCCTATCCGGCCACGTCCAGACTCCGCCACTTTTCTCAGCCAGCACTACCTTGTTGGCAAGGATGAGCTCATACATTTCGGCCAGCAGGTCAACTATCTCTGGCTGGGCTGGCGCAGTTGCTGGTGGGTGCAGGTAGAGTGGCAGCGCTTTTCCTGACGCATCGTTCTCATCTGCTAAGTTCTTGTCGGTTGATACGTACTCCTGCTCCATTCCAGAGCGGCCAACGTAATGAGCAAGCCACGCCACAGGCTCTGGCGCAGTTGCTGGCGCCGCCAGTGCGGCGCGGAGTTCGTTTACAAGCGGGTCAGACTTCGGCCAGCATGTGAGCAGCTTGTTCACAACCTGCTCCAGCAGTTCTTTGTCAATGGTGATGGTGGTCATATCGCAGTCACCACCACATCATGCGGCTGGCGCACGCCGCGCAGGATTTCATGGCCACGGCGCTCGGTCAGGCGGTGGCATTCAGTCATGGTGCGCTCGCTCAGCGTTTCCAGCATGGCGGCGTAGTCCTCCAGCACCGAGCGCACGGCATGGATGCCGGCGCCGTCCAGGCGGATGGCTGCGCCGGTTTCAACGTGGCGTGCTCCGGCAATGGCTAGGGCCTTGACGGCATCATCGAGCAGGCCGCTGCTGTCTTCGCATAGACGCATGTCCTTGACCAGCGTTTCCATCAGGTTGACCGCATCGCTCACGACGTGCCAATCATCCCGCGTGGGCGCTGGGGCGGTTTCCAGGGCGCGCAGGCCGCCATACATGCGAGTGAGCTGGTGCCGGCGCTTTTCGGCTGGCATGGGTGCATCGGGCGATGCGAATAGCGTATCGAGCAGGCCATAGGTCATGACGTAGTGCGTGCGCTGGCTGCGTTTGGCTTTTGCCTGGGTGCGGTGGGTGGATTTCATGCGGTCTCCATCATTCTGCGAACAAGTACGACAGCCGCTGCCGCAGCACGGTCATTCAATCGCTTGATGTACCGCGCTAACTTTTCCCGGTCTTCCGGGTAAATATTGACAGTCACTGCCACGCGCCCGGCCTCCTTGTGCCTGGCGCGCTCGGCGGCCTTCCACTTTGCAGCCGGGGTGGTCATGGCATTGGCTCTACTTCAGGATGGCATGTTTCGCACGCCTCGCCATCCGGGCATTCATTAAACCCAAGATTTACAACGTGGCGCAGTTCATCAAGGCAGGCTTTCCAGTCGAACGCCTCGCCGCTTGGTGTGGTGTGGTTGTTGAAGCTGGCATCAACGTGGCAACCGCACGATCCAAACACTTTGCCTTGAGGCGCCCACACAGACAACCAAGGCGTATCAGGTTCAAAGTCAACCTCAAGCCCGGCCCTGTCGGCTTCGATCATGAATTGTTTTTTCGACATTTCAGCTCCTAAGTCGTTGCGTTGTAAAAGCATTATAGCATACCTGACACGTCATGTCAAGAGGGTAAAAACACAAAAGACGTTTACTTGTTGCGTTTCCCTATCCCCGCCATAGCCTCGCGCATCCGGTCCTGGCTCAGGTGTGCGTAGCGTGCGGTGCTGGCCTGCGACGCGGGCGATGTAGTCGTTGAGGCGTTTGGTGGCGGCGGCCACCAGGGCGTCGAGCTGGGCGGTGGTCATGGTGGGTTTCATTGCGCTACTCCCTTAAATTCGACCACCCAGACCCACGGATTCAAGTCCCATGAGCCGGGGCCGTGGATGGATTCCCAAAGCTTCTTGTATGCGTGTCGGGCCCATCTGTCTTGCCCGGCCTGTATTTTTTCCAGCAGGCTGTAATGCACGCCCTCTGCCATCGCATCCGCCTCGCTGATGTCCTGCAACCGCTCGACGCGCACGCCGGTGACTTCCAGCGTGATTCGGCTGGCCCATCGGGGCATGTGGATGGCGGGGACGGTTGCTCCCTGCATGCCACGATAAGCGTTCATCTTCATCCAGCGCTCGGAAGCCTCGCGGCTGTTCTCGATTTCGCGGAAAGCATTGTCAGCGGCGTAGACCACGCCATCGAGGCCGCAGGGTGGAACTTCGAGCCCCAAGCGCTCGATCACGCCGAACGTGTCGGCTTCGGCCTCCTTGTCTGTGAGCTCGTGCGCGCGGCTTGTTTCCCGCACCCAAAGCCGGTCGCCGGGCTGGCCGTAGGGGCAAAGCCCGTTTTCCGGTAATGCGACAAATTCAGCGTTGAATCCGCTTGGCCCAGAGAGCCAATCCAGCGCGGCGCCCGTCGCCACGCGCCGCGTCTGCGTCTTGGTGCCGTCCAGAATGGCGCGCACCATCGGCGCGCTGAAAAGAATCGGGCGCTCGGTCATTCCTTGCTCTCCTTCAGTGCGCGGATAGCTTCGGCGCAATAGGTGGCGCGTTCTGGACATTCTGGCTCTTTTGCTTGTTCATCACACACCAATGCAGCCCTCTCCAGCGCGGAATCAATCTCGACCTTTATCTCGGCTTCGTAGCTCTTTTGCTGGCGCACCAACTGCGCCTGAAGTTGGTCAACCTGATCCTGCGAGTAAAGCGGCTCCCAGCCTTCGCCGGGGGTGTAGCCGTCCATGTGCTTGATGACGCTCTCACTGTCGCGGTATCGGTATAGGACTGGTTTCATGGTTTATCTCCATCAGGTGGAATCGGGCCGTACCAGCGTCCGGGCCAAGTGGTTTCGTTGTTAATCTCGGTTTGAGTAATGTCTTCGAATAACTCAAGCTCACCAGTGAGCGTTTCCAATATCCAATTCCCCGGCACAGTCGGCGCGTCGTGCCATGCTGTTGTTGGCGCATCTATCAAGCGCATCTCAGCAAGGCTTTCAAACCAATCCCTTGGCAGCGAAGACTTATCGCCTTTGGAAATCAAATCACGCATTTCGTCCCACTGCTTCATGATGCGCTCTGGCCAGCACTCTCCGGGCTTTAGTTGCTCTTGATGGGCTGGCGCCGCTAGGGCGGCGCGGATATCAACACAAATCGGAGGCTCACTGAATACGCAGTGATTCGGGGCGCTCAGAGCGACAAGCGCCTGCTCCAGCAATGCGCGTTCAATGGTGATGGTGGTCATCACAGCCCTCCCAGCATCACGGTCAGGATCGCCACCACGACGCAGGCCCACAGGATGAGCTTGTCCTGCCAATCCATCGAGTCCTTGACCTTGTAGCCTTTGTGGTCGGTGGTCATTCGGAGCTCGCTTTCAGCATGGCATCTGCCATGAAATATGCATCATTGGCTGTCTGCTCTGGTTCTGGTGTATTCCCTTGAGCGGCAATCAAATATGCAGCCATTGCCTTCGCTGCAAAGTAATTGCGCAGGGTCATGCCGTTGTGTCCTTCTTTGTCATGCTGGCGAGGGAATGCTGGAAAGTCTTTGTCGGTCATTCCGTTGACTCCTTGATGTAGTTCGTCAGGCGGCTGATCAGCCCGTCGTTGTACTGGGCCTGAGCGGCGTAGTACTCACTGTGCTGCATGGCGACGAGGTAGTCCCGCTTCGCCTGTTCAAGGTCGTGGACGGCGATCTCAAGGGCGGTGGGCTTCTTGAAGGGGTTGAACTGTTCGATGAGGTTTTTCATGACGGCTCCTTGATCTCGACCAGAAGGCCGATGAAAATCTGAATCTTCTTCAGTTGGTCAGGGGTGTAGGGTGCCGTGATGCGAACCGTGTCCAGCAGCAGTTTCACATCATTCGCGGACCAGTTGGTCACATCGCTCTTGTCCAACATGACCACAAGCGGTTGGGACTTGAATGCCGTGCGGTTCCGCATGTTCTCCTCGTACAGTTCCCGAGACACGGGGGGATCGACCTTGTAGGGTGCGTCATTCGTCATCTTTCTCTCCTTCAGTTGGTTCATCCTTCACTTCAACCCACACGACCCCGGTTCCGTTGCAGTTGTAGCAGCGGGACCGCTCGGTCATCCCTTCACCTGATCCACGGCAGACCGGGCAGATTTCGTCCTCAAAGTGGCTCATTTTTCAATCTTCCCCATCTCGATCATGATGTCCCGGCGCTCACGGGCATCGCGCAGGGTGGACAGCCGCTGGTGCAGGCGCACCACGATCATCGACCGCTTGGCGTTGTCCATCTCATGCTCCAGCATGTTGTGAACCTGCTCCTCGGTCAGCACGGCGATGACCCCTTGGAGTGACCTCCATGACTTGAGTGCCTGAGTTGCTATTGCGTCCATTTCAGTCCTTTGAAGTTTGTGAGATTGTAGTGTATCACGGTTTTACGCTACAACATCAACCCTGTTAAATTTATTCAGAACTGCTGACCACACTGCGCCACCGGCAACCTTGGCGATAAACTGCATCAGGAGGCTCCCCGGCATGAATGACCCGAAGGCAATCAGAGGAAACACCATCGAGTCCACTGCTGCCCCCGCCACGTTTGATGTGTTGGTGCGGTACAGCCATGACCCCTTCATCATGGAGAACACACTCCAGTCCACCAAAGCAGCTGCTGTGAAGGCTGTAGCCGACGCCACTGCAATCGCACCCGCCGCAGGGTTCAGTGCATAAGTAATCAGACCTGTTGCGCCAATGAGCATCCCCATCTGCCACGCCTTGACGCGGACATGGAGCCAGTCGCGCATGGTGAGGTCAAGGCCGATCAGGATAAAGGCATTCAGCGGTGTCACCTTCGGCCCCCATGTGGCAGCGGATAGGTTGGCGAGGACCATTGCAAATGCGTAGACACCAATGGCGAGGGGGAGGAGTTGTTTCGTTTTCATCTTGTCCATTTCGATAGTGAGTTTTGTGATTCAATGCGCTGCCTCATGACCTGCGCCCGTGCTTCCTTTGTGGGAGGGGTGTAGGTTCCCTTCCACGCAGAATCTATACCGACATTCCTGCCGATGTTGGTGCTGTCCGCACTGGATAGTGGTAACTTGGTGAAGACTGATGGATTTAGCATTCGCAACCCGTGCAACTTGGTAATGGGCAACCCTTCAGGTGTGCATATCTCATGTAGTGCCTCTCGCATCCTGATCCACCAGACCGATGTACCAGGAGTTGAGTAGTCACCAGATGATCCAAGGCAGACCCTTGGGTATTGGTTTGCAAGTCGCACAAGCCTGTCAATTGTTTCGTGCATATGCCACACCGGAGCGCCGAAGTGCAAAGGTAAAGGGCAGTCATACAGCAGGAAGTCATTGTCCAACTCGCTTCCATCAATGACATCAGGAATCACTGCAAAGTCACATCCAGGTACATTCTTGCACCCAAGCGCCCAATCGTAGAAAGGTGTCCAATCGGTGATCGGTTTCCCCGAGCGCCACGCACTGAACGCACCATTGTCCAAGGCGAATGACTGCGCTACATCAATGGCGATATGCAACTGGTTAGAGTGAGCAAAAGACACGAAGGCATGACCCCCTTCCACTACCTTGACTGCTGCTGTGGCAGGGGTAATGGGTAGCCCGTGGTAGTGGATCATCAGACCCCCCGCATCTTGCGATATTCTTTTACAGCGTTGCCAAGTGACCCCCCGG